CATAGTTCTAAACCTCTAGTTTAATTAAACGGAACCGATTACTTCTTCAAATGCAACACCAGTTCTGGTGGCAATGAAGGTTAGACCGATGAAGTTAATCGATCTTGCTGGTTTGATGTAAATATCTGCGACGAATTCGTTCGCATCAATAATTTCCCCAGTGTTGTTTGTCTCATCACAAATGACAACATAATCAAAGATACCTCTCTTGGACTGGACATCGCGTAGGAAAGGCTCAACAATATTTACAAAACTAGTTCTTGTAATCTCATCGTTGAATTCAAAGAGGAAGTCCTTAGCGGCATAAGAAATTGCATCTTCGAGGTAGATGAAGAGTCTACGAACGTTGATTCTATCAAAGGCCGACGACTTACCATATCCAGTCTTATCACCGAAGAGAACAATTCCTGCACCTGGTGAGAAGATTACTGGGTTAATTCTGTTTGAGTACAGAATGTCTCTTTGTCTTCTACCTGGATTATATGCAAGTTTAACTGCATTTAGGATTGCTCCTCTTGAAGTTCCTGCGGGAGAGAACCATGGGAATTGTTGAATGTCAGTTCTAGCACAAGTTCCGGCAATGTCACCATTCAGAGGTACATATCTGAAAGTATCATTAAACCTGTCATACATGTACTTATAACCACTATCAAAGATTCCATAAGTCGTTGAGGTTATTGGTGCATAGAAACTTACAACATTGTCTGTAATTGTATCAATGTTATTTACAGTTACCGTTCCAACAGAAGAATCATTGAGGAATGCTTGTCTATATGGAGAAATAAATGCAACAGCATCTTTTCTATATTCTGCGGTAGCAATACAAGAGTTGGCAAGTGCCTGTGCTTGTTCTTTCGTGTAATTTGCAGAACCCATTAGAATGAAATCGACTTCGATTTCTTCTGTATTTTCAAACAGTTCAAGTCCACTTACAATATCATCTAGTCCAGAATATAATGCTCCTGTTGTCAATAAGTCAGTTTTTCCTTGATAGTTTAGACCACCAGCAAGGGTGTATGTATTAGATCCGGCGCCAGCAAAAATTACGTTTTGTGCTGGTTGATCCCATCCGGCATCATCATTAAGTTCAAATTGTGCTGCGCCATTTCCGGTAAAACCGGTAGTAGTAATTCCAGTTGGCTCGGAACCACCAAATACATATCTGGAATTGGTTTCTAGATACTTTCTCCAATAAGAAGTGCTTCCTACCGAATATTCTGCATCACTTGCTTTCGAAAGTGCAAGGTGCTTCTCTAAAATCGTACCAGCATTGCCAGTAACCTCTCCCCTGTCATCAATAATAGCAATATGAATCTCATCAAATCTTCCACCTCTTCCAGCAACAAATGCAGAAGTACCAGGTCTATTTGCAATTGAGTCCCAATCAATCTTACCTACACTTAAAGTGATTGATTGATTCTCAAACCAATCTTTCTCACCAGTATATGCTCTTGATGTAAATGCAGTTCCAACACCATTTGTGTGGATAGCAACTGTACCTGTTTGTGGGAGAGCATATACACCATTTTGCTGGTAATCGGTATTTACCAGACTTCCCGTTGCAGTTACAATACCAACCAACTTAGTTGAGATTTGACTTGCACCAACTTCAGTAATAACTCCTTGGAAATAACCACCAATTAATGATGTAATTCCAATTCCAGGTAAAACTGTTCCATTTGGAATTGCAACAGTAAATCCGTATCCAACTTGTACGTTTGTTGTCGTAATACCAGTTAAGATTTGATCTGCCTTTCCATCAATAATTGCAACTTTTATTCCATTTGCCCAAGTTCCTGGGTTTTTGGCAACAAAAGTAAAGTTTGGAATAACATTTAAATCATATCCCAACTGAACATAATGCTCTTCACTTTTAATCTTAATGCTGCTGCCAGCACCAACGAAGGAATTTTTTAAATATTGATCATCTGCTCTTGCAACTCTCATTATGCCGCCATAGGCGAGATAAGATGATGCAACCATCCAGTGCTCATAATGCTTATCGACCGAATATGGCTGACCAAAAGTTTGATAAAGGTCGTTCTCGTTTTCTATGAGTTGAGGAACTCCAACTGGTCCTTTCGCAAAAGGAGCTGCAATAGCGGCAATTGACCCAGAAACTGGATCAATTCTCCCAATAGTTAAATCAACCTCTCTTACTAGAATTCCAGGAGATGCTAAATTTAGAGGCATCTTTATTCTCCATCCAGAATTAATCTAAAAATATTTATGAAAAAGCCTATTTTCATTGGGGAAACAGTGCGTGAACAACTACCAATCTGGATATTCCCAATTTATAATCTCTAAATTACGCTTTCTTTTTTCTATAATTCTTCTTTTGGTACACTCTTTACATTCATATGCATATGCTGATGGAAAAATACCTCTTCCTTTTCTAGTAAGATAGAAATCATCTATCAGACTTTTAGTCTTTTTGCAGACTCTACATTGGCGTTCTAGAAAAAGTAAATGTTGTGTGTTAAATTGATCGTCTATATCTATATCAAAATCCATTATTGATAATCCCACATATAAGATCTATCTCCATATTCATCTAAATTCCAAACTTCTAAATTATTTCCTTTTGTTGATGCACTCATCCATCTATCACCTGTTTTCTCATCAATAAAGATATCTTCATCCAAACCATCTAAAATAAATCCAAATGGTGCCATATCTTGTTCGATCTGATTTTTCTGCTCTTCATAAATTCTCTTACGAACATCATTGTCCGTCATTTCCTTGAAGTAGTCCTGTGCAACTAACCAAGAGAAAATAACAAGACACATTGCCAAGTCATCATTACATCCTTCCTCTGCTTCAAACGAATTATGCCTCTGTGCAAATGTTGTAAGTTCTGATATAATGTCATAATCGACAGTCAGTAACTTATCGTCTTCTAATAAAGTTTTTAAGTTAGAACATCCTAACTTTTTTACAGCAGAAGTCATTCTCACACCTAATTGCGATTTCTTCCCACTGAATCCAGATCCAACAATTTGACCAGCACGACCACGCATAGCACACATCAGAACATTATCATATTCAAGATCAAAGTGAAGAATACTTGCAACCTGATCACCAATATCATTAACTTCAATTAATAACCAAGAATCATTATATGCCTTTGCAACTTCGTGAATGATGCTAGGAAATAGCATCGGTTTAATTTCATTATTTCTATATTTTGCTACAACCTTATATGGAAATTGAGTGATATCAAAAACAATAAAGGCAGAATAATCATTACCTAAACCACGAGCAACGTCAACTGTAATCAGATAATTATTTTCTTCTATTGGATTTTGATAAATGTCCAGTCCAGCATTTCTTTTTAATGGATCTTCATATACAAGATTTCTAAGTTTTGATGGATTGATTAGGGTATTAACCGAACCTAAAAATTCACATTCAAACTCAACTTTGAATTGTTGTTCGGAAGTGTTGGAAATTGTCTGTTCTTTCCACGCCTCATCTCTTCCAGGAACTTCTGACCAGTGAACATCAGTAGGCACATATTCGTTCTTTCCACGCTCCGAATCGTGCCACATACGGTAGAAGTGATTCATACCACGTGGCGTTGAAACGATGATTACCTTCGTGCTTTGGCCAGAAGAAATAGTAGGATAAACAGAGGCAAAGAAGTCATCAGCAATGTGATTTGGAATGAACGCGAATTCGTCCAAAAAGATGACATTATAGGATCCGCCTCTGACAGCAGATGAAGAAGTAGAGTTTGATGAAATTTTTGATCCATTTTCTAGTTCCAGAGAACCCTTATTCCAAGATATAATACCTTGTTGCATCCACTTGGGTAAGTTTTCATAAGCAAGTTGTAATCTTCCAAGTAGATCTCTTGCAGTAGATGCTTTGTTCGCTAGAATAGCTATATTAACGTTGTCGTTGAATACTGCATAATGTAACAAATATGAAACACAAGTTGTAGATTTACCTGTCTGACGAGGCATCTTACAGATATTAAATCTGTTCTTGTGGAAGTTTTCAATCAACTTCTCTTGAAATGGATACATCTCGAAAGGAACAAGACCGTGATCAAGAGACACGATCTTAATATAATTTCTTGCAAAATATACAGGATCTTCTTTACACTTTAAAAACTCAATGATTTGTTCTTCTGTAAATTCAATCTGCGTATTTGCTTTTTTTAAATTAGGATTGCCAAGATAAACTTCACTCATAATTTCACCTTAATAAATTTCTCTCCACTGAAGTGATGCCGCAACGTTTGCACCAGCACCAACACTAGTTGATATTGTTCTCACAACAATTACATAAATTTCTGAATTTGTTGAGTCTAAGTTTTGAACAATAATATTTTTCTTTGCTGTTGTGAGTGCTCCAGAAGCAACTGGGGATAGTGAGTTTTGAGATGATCCTGATGGAACATAACCAGAAGCAAATACATCACCATCACTATATGTTGTAGCATCGATACAATATTCAACACCACTATTATCAGAAGTAGAAGTCCAAGTTAAAGTTCCAGCATTACTCAAATACGCAGAACTTGGAAGTTTTGCAATTTTATAAACAATACTATTTGTCTCTGCATAAAGAGAAATATTATTTAATCTAACTGATATTCTGTTTGGATATCCTTGGAAAGTATTTTTGAGACGAATAGCAACTAATGGAAGTTCTGTTCCTCCTGGAGTTGGAACTGATCTTGTAGTTAGCATTGTGTATGCAAAATCAACACCACTTTCTACATAACCACCTTCACTTGCAACTGTTGAACAAATTTGATCAAATGATGCTCCAATACCAACACCAGTATTTCTTAACTCACAACGAACTGGTAAGTTTGGATTTGAGATATAAACTGTAGGAAGATTGTTTGAATGGTAGAACTCGTGTGCAGTAATTAACTTTCCATCGTGAGCAAAACCACAACGAACTCTACCAACACCCAACCACTGAAAGTCAATAAATGCTAATTGAGTTTTTGTAAAGTCTATATTAAATCCAGAAGCACCGGTTCCATCACATTTATCCTTATTCCATTGTGATCTTGGAATTCTTGTTTCTGTTGCACTTCCTGATATAAAAGATCTGATGACCCAGTTATAAGTTCCTATTCCAGCATTAACTCCATCAGAAGTACTTAATCCAACTTGTTCTAAGTAGATTCCGTCCCTGTCATCAAAGTATCCAGTTCTTTTTGTTGCATTCTGCTGAGGTGCATAAAAATTAAAAGAACTAAAAATTAGTTGCGATTTTCCTGGTTGATAATGGTGATAAAACTTTGTTTGGTGGATACAAAATGCCGTGCTTCCAATACCAGTTTGAAGTCTTGCTGCTGCTTGGTTTACTAGATATGAAACTGTTGAACCAGCTCCTGATAATCCATCAATAAAGTTGGTATCAATAGCATACAAGTGCTTGTAATCACCAAGAGTAAATGGTTCAGAAACTCTTGCTCTACCAAAAGCATCATACGAATTATTATCTGGATTAATTACTAACCCAGTACCTGTTTGTATTCCAATAGTACCTGTGACTGGAAATGGATTATCTAAAGTTACTACTTCGCCATTTTTATTGGCGATCATATTCACCTCAAAAAGTGTCCTTTCTTGATTCAGAAAGTCTTGAGTATTTTTATTAAATTGTGCCATAATTAATCAGTCCAAGTTAACCTTTCTGGTTGATATCTTTTTGTATTTTTAATTCTTAAAGAACTTTGTGATTGTTGTGGATAAATGTTGTGAACAATTGCTCCAGGATATTCTCCTTGAATTTGTTCGGCAAGTTCATTTTTATTCATCATCTTACCTTCAACTTCTAAACGATACATCTTTCCTTCCCAGACTACATCTGCAAAAAAAGATTCGGTTGCTTGTTCTGGTTGAGAACTATTCATATAGAGATTTCCATTGAAATCTCCTGATATATTTACACTCTCAGAAAGAAACTCTTTAAAGGATTTCATTTTAGTTACAGTTCCAACGACGGAGGGCTTTGTTGATTCTTGAATCTGGATCTCTTGCAGTTTTTGCAGAAGTCAGTTTAGACTTCATACCTTTCATACGACGACAGAAGTTAGCACGACGCTTTGCTCTTTTACCTTTTGGTTTCTTTTCGGTTACTGCGGTTTGAAGTTTTGAACCTGGATTTTCACGACGATAAGCATTTACTGCTGCCTGACTTAATCCATCAGTCTTATCTTGACGATTGACTTTCTGCCAGTCTTCGGAAAGTTCTGCTCTCCAATTTGAAAACTGATATTTTTCCTTCACATTACCAGCATAAGGTAAAGTTATATTATATTCTTTTTTTGAACTAATCAATTCCGCAGGTAAAGAAAACATATCCCAATATCTTGGACCATATTGACATTCATTTCTTAACTCTAATTTTTCACATTTGGGACAATATCTATCTGCTCTTTCACGAATTGGTGTGTCCCAATCATATCCAAGCGCATCAGTGCTTTCTGATTTAGTTCCCCAACTATCTGCTCCAACTTTACGACACTTAACCAATGCACCAGATGCATATGCACTTGGCCAAACTTTATAACGTGACTTTACTTTATGATAGCAAGCATCTTTTTTCTCTTGAAGAGATCCTTCTAAACATTTGCAAGGATCATAACCACAGACAGGACAAACTTCTTCTTTTACGCAACGATTATAAGTTTTTCCAAAGAGTGTTTGAGTTCCTGCTTTCCTATATCCTTTCCAGCATTTTTTACCTGCCTCATCAATCACTTCACCTTGCAATTCATAAGAATTCATCTGATTGATGGTATCTCTTTTTTGCTTTAACTTATCAACTAAAGTTCCAGATCCAGTTGCTGGCGCATCAATTGCTTTATCAACA